AAATTTTATAATGAGAAAAATCAAATTAATAAAAATTATGTTTTTAAAATACTAAGGAGCTTAATTGTAAATGATTGTCGAAAGAAAAACATCCGCACAATAAATCTCGATTATGCAATCGAAGGAATGTTAAAATCAAATGAATTAAAAATAAATCATAGCAAACAAGAACAAGAGATTTCTAAATTAAAATCAATGATTAAAGAGATTCCTTCCGGACATATATTGAGTTTGTATATGTACGAAATTCCGAGTATAAGAAAACTATCAAAAGAACTCGGAAAAAGCACCTCGACAATAAGAATTAAAATAAACAATTGTAAAGACTTGTTAAAGAAAAAACTATATAATTATCAAAAAAACTAAAAGCAGAGGTCTCGGAGATACAATCGAAAAGATTACAAAAGTAACAGGAATTAAAAAGGTCGTAGATAAAATCTCTAAAGCAAGAGGAAAGCCTTGTAATTGTGGCGCGCGCAAAGAGGCATTAAACAAAATGTTTCCTTATAACAGCAAAGCGAAATTAACTCGAGACGATTATTTGTTTTTAAAAGACGACGTTAAGATTGACAATTATTCTCAAAGCTCTAATTTATCACGAGCAACTCAAAGATCAATGCTTGAGATTTATAACAGAGTATTGAAAAGAAAAAAACAATTTACTAGTTGTTCGCCTTGTGCTTGGGCTTTAGTAAGTGAATTAAAAAAATTAACCAAAGATTATGAAACGCTTAGTTCCAATTAATAAGATTAAAACTAACGAGATCAATCCTCGTTATATAAAGCAAGATAAATACTTGCAATTAGTTGAATCAATTAAAGAGTTTCCTGAGATGCTTGAGAAACGTCCTATCGTAGTAGATGAGAGCGGAACAATACTTGGAGGAAACATGCGCTTAAAAGCGTGTGAACATGCGGGACTCAAAAAAGTTTGGTGCGAAATCGTTACAGATTGGAGCGAAGAACAAAAAAGACAATTTATAATCAAAGACAATATCAACTTTGGCGAATGGGATTTTGATTTATTAGCGAATCAATGGGAAAGCAAAGACCTTGAAGATTGGGGATTGGAGATTCCTAAAACTGATTTTGAAGATAAAGAGTATGCGTTGGAAAATGAGGCTTGGTTTTTAAACATAGAATTTGAACATGAAGAAGAGGCTCAACAATGGTACGAAAAATTAAAAGCTGAAAATCTTAATATAAAAATCATTCAATGATCCCGAAACAAATTGAGGTAATATTAAAATCGAAAGTAAATACAGATTTTCGTTGTCAAGTTGCCGCAAACTCGTTAGACATTGACGTGAAAAAAAAGTCAATACATCATTTGAAAATTGATAATATTAATTTACCTAAGCAATGGAATATTGGCTTAGTTTATGGCAATAGCGGGAGCGGGAAAACAACAATGATTAAACATCTATTCGGAGATGACATATTTGATATAAAATTAAATGAAGAAGAGCCGATAATTAATCAATTGCCCGAGAGTTTAAATTATGAGGAGTGCGCTAAAATGTTAAACGGAATCGGTTTAAATAGCGTTCCTTGTTGGATTCGTCCATTGAAAACATTATCCAATGGACAAAAGGCACGCGCAGAGGCTGTTTATTTAATGACGAAATCTGACGAGATTATATTTATTGACGAGTGGACATCCCTTGTAGATAGAACCGTCGGGAAAGCGATGTCAAAATGCTTGTCTAAGTATGCGAAGCGTTGTAATAAACGACTCGTTTTGTGTTCTTGTCATATTGACATCATAGAATGGTTAAAGCCTGATTGGATGCTAGATTGTAATAAACAAAAGTTTGTTCTTCCCAAATCGGAAGCTTTTTTTTTTAAAGAACGAAACAAACTCAAATTTGACATTAGAGAAATCGACTCATCAAGTTGGAAATATTTTAGTAAGTATCACTATTTGAACGCAAGATTGCCGGGCGGAAAGCTCTATTTATATGGATTATTTCACAATGACAATCAAATAGGATTTCAATGCTTTGCGAATTACTCTCCTTACAGAGAGATTGATAAACTAAAAAGAAAGAAAATAATATATCATTCTAATAGAGTTGTTATTCATCCAGATTATAATGGCTTAGGCTTAGGTATTAAAATGGTTGATGCTTGTTCTAAATTATTATTAAATAAAATTGATTGCAGACTCATGGCTAAATTTAGTTCTATACCTATGTATAAATCAAGATTAAAAAATAATAATTGGAAATACTTAGGATTTAAAAGAAGATTCGGCAAAATGAATATGGGAAAGGGAGATAAAGTTAGTCGAAGCTCCGGACAAAGAGAGAAGGGAATTAAGACATATAATTTTGAATATATAAATACAACGAATTAACAACGAGAATATGGCAAATAAACACAACTTAGTTAATTGGAAAAAAGGCGAAAGCGGTAATCCAAAAGGCAGACCTAAAGGCTCACTCAATCGAAATACGATTGTCAAGCGTTGGTTGAAAACAAAACAAAAATATAAGAATCCTATAAGTCATAAAGACGAGGCACTAAGTCAAGAGGATATAATGACGCTTGCATTAATAAACAAAGCTAGAAAAGGAGACGCGCGCGCTTATAGTGAGTTAATGAATAGTGCTTACGGCAAAGCAAAAGAAAGCGTAGACATGAGACAATTTATAGAACAACCCTTATTTTTAGATGTTCAAGAAAACGACAGCGATACAGAAGATCCAAAAGCTAGTCTCGAGAGTTAGAATTGTCCAAGGCGGAACGTCAGCGTCAAAGACATACGGAATCATAGCGTTGCTTATTGATTACAGCATTAAGCATCCTAAGACAGAAACCTCAGTCATAGCAGAAAGCATCCCTCATTTGAGGAGAGGCGCGATCCGTGATTTTAAAAAGATAATGGAATCAACGAATCGTTGGCAACCTGAGAGCTTTAATAAGTCTTTATTAATTTATAGCTTTGCAAACGCCTCGACAATTGAGTTCTTTAGTGCGGACGCTGAGGGTAAGTTAAGAGGTGCACGTCGTGATGTTTGCTATATTAACGAAGCTAATAATATAAGCTTTGATTCTTACTTTCAACTTGCAGTAAGAACTCGTTATCATATTTATATTGACTTTAATCCGACTTCTAAATTCTGGGCTCATGATGAGTTGAAACAAGACGACGACGCTCAATGGTTAGTCTTAACATACAAGGACAATGAGTGCGCTCCGGAGTCTGCTATTAAAGAAATAGAAAGAGCAAAACAAAAAGCAGATCAAGGCAATGACTATTGGCGTAATTGGTATCGCGTCTATGGACTAGGATTAACAGGAACATTACAAGGCGCAATCTTTACTAATTGGAAAGAAGGACGATTTCAAGAAATAAGCAAAAGCGTATTTGGACAAGACTACGGATTCAAAGATCCGACGACATTAGTTCAAACAAGCATAGATAAAGAAAACAAGTTAATCTATATTAAACAATGTTTCTATAAGACAGGATTGTCCGCGACAGAAATCGGAAAACTCAACAAAGCTTTTGCGGGTAATAACTTAATCGTCGGAGACAGCGCAGAGCCTCGCTTGATTACTGAGTTGTCAAGAACATGCAATATCGTTCCGACAATTAAAGGACAAGGATCAATCACTTTCGGTATTACACTCATGCAAGACTATGACTTAATAATACATCCGGACAGCAAAGAATTGTTTGACGAGCTTAATAACTATCGTTGGCTCGAAAAGAAATCTCAAACACCTATTGACGCATGGAATCATTTAATCGACGCGATACGATATAGCGTTTCATATCAACTCTCAAATCCGAACGCGGGAGAATATCATATTTATTAATCGCTACACTTAGGAGATTACGACGTATATATAATATGTCAAACATTGTGCAACTATTTAGCGACAAACACTTATTAAGCGAAGATGAGACGCTTGTTCTTTCCGAAGGACTAGACGACGCTGTAATCGGAATTACGACGACAGAGCCTAAACGAGCAGTCTATGATTATTGGAGGTGTATTGATGTTTTACTTCGCATGAATGAATTATCTCCCGAATTAAGCTTTGACGAAGCTTTGGAGTTCTTGGACGAATATATTGAAGAAATTACTAAGCTCGATATTTACGCACCTATATTTATAAAACCTTTATGAGCGATAATCAATGGTTATCTAAGGTCGCTAAGTATCACGACTTATGGATTCAAATAGCTGAAA